CAGTATCTGCAGGGCTTGATATCGTATATATACAAAATAGACCTTATCCGGAGTAATTATGGCAACAAGAAGAAATGTAGGCAGACCAGTAAAACCTAGAAAAGGTAAAGCAAAAGTTAAAGTAACCGCTTCTGGTAAAAAAGTAAGTTACGGACAAGCAGGAAAAGCCAAGGGTGGCGGACCAAGAGTTAAGCCAGGAACATCTAAGGGTGATTCATATTGCGCTAGAAGCCTTGGTATAAAGAAAAGATTATCTAAGAAAAAGCAAAACAATCCTAATACTCCAAACAATTTATCAAGAAAAAGATGGAAGTGTGTTGGTGCTAAATCAAGAAGAAAATAATGGCTAAAAAGAAAACAAAAAAAGACGCTTGCTACTATAAAGTAAAGTCTAGATATGATGTATGGCCATCTGCATACGCTAGTGGCGCTTTAGTTAAATGCAGAAAAGTTGGCGCAGAAAACTGGGGTAATAAATCAAAAAAGAAACTTTCAGGTGGAGGCGAAGTAACTTTTATAACTCCTAGAGGCTTTAGTAACTTGCTTCAAGGAAAACGTAGAAAAACTAAGTTAGGATAATGGCTAGCGATAGTTTAAAAAAATGGTTTGATAGAAACGACGGCAAAGGTTGGGTTGATTGTAAAACTGGTAAACCTTGTGGTCGTCAAAAAGGCGAAAAGCGTAAAGGATATCCAGCTTGTAGACCAACAATGGCTCAATGTACAGATGCCGCAAAAAAGAAAAAAGGACCTAAGCGTATTAGCTGGAAAAATGATAGAATAAAAAAAGCATCCGGAGGACCTATTTGTTCAAGAACGGCTAGAGGATGTGGTAAAGTAATGAATAACAGAAGAAAATTAACTAAATTTTATTAGGAGAAAAAATGCCAAAAGGAAAATATGGAGAATATTCTCCAAAACAGAAAAAAATAGCAGCTATAGCTGGAGATCCAAAGGTTTTAGAGGGTGAAGATTTTAAAGCTTTAAGAAAGAAAAATAAAAAAGCCTATGGTGGACCTGTTAAAAAAATGAGAAAAGGCGGATGTGCTAAAAAAGGTTATAATGGAGGAGGAGAGATTATATCAGGCAACTGTAATAGAAGAAGAGGTCAATACAGTTAAAAATGACAACATCTAGTAGTACAGATTTTGAACCAAACGTAGCTGAGTTTGTAGAAGAAGCATTTGAAAGATGCGGTTTAGAACTTAGGACTGGCTACGATTTAAAAACAGCCCGTAGATCTATTAATCTAATGTTGGCTGAATGGGCTAACCGTGGTTTAAATCAATGGACTATAGAACAAGCAACCGAAACTGTAACGCAAGGAACTGCAAGTTATTCTTTAAATACAAATGTTATTGATGTATTAGATGTTGTTTGCAGAAGAACTGTAAACGGAACTCAGACAGATATATCAATGGATAGATTAAGTAGAAGCGAATACTTAAATATACCAAACAAAACAACTCAAGCTAGACCTTCTCAATTCTTTATTGATAAGAGTATTACACCTGCTATCAAAGTTTGGCCTGTTCCGGAAAATAGTACAGATGTGTTGGTGTTTAATAAATTAGTAAGAATGGATGATGCAGATGCTGGTACGAATACAATGGATATGCCGTTTAGGTTTTACCCTTGTTTTGCAGCAGGTCTAGCCTATTATATTGCTATGAAAAAAGCTCCAGATAGAGTTGGTTTATTAAAACAGGCTTACGAAGAAGAGTTTGACAGAGCTATGTCAACAGATGAAGACAGAGCATCCTTTAGAATAAGACCTTTTAATAGCGTAGGTTAATATGGCATATGCAAGTGGTAAGTTTGCAAGAGCCTTATGCGATAGATGCGCATTTGAATATCCTCTACATTCTTTAAAAGAAGAATGGAACGGTTTAAAAACTTGTCCAGAATGTTTTGAAACAAAACACCCGCAATTAGAACCGCATACAGCTCCAGCTGATCCGCAGGCTTTATACAAACCAAGACCAAATACTGATAAAGAAGTTGGAGAGGGTTTTGTTGTTGTTACTGTATCAAATATATTCTTACCGTCGTTTATGAATGATTCTATTATTGGTTCTAATTTTGTAGTTTCTGAAATGACAGGAGCTGTTGGGGAGGTTACAATTACTACAACATGACTTTAGCAGAATTAAAAACACTTATTCAAAACTTTACTGAAAACGAAGAAACTACGTTTGTTAATACGTTAGATGATTTTATTGTAAATGCTGAAGAAAGATTGTTTCACCTAATACAGTTAGATTTTTTTAGAAAAAACGTTACTGGTAATTTAACTACTGGCAATACCTATTTAACAGCCCCAAGCGATTTTCAAATGTCATTTTCTTTGGCTGTTATTGATGGTAATGGCGATTACAATTATTTAGAGAAAAAACATACCACCTTTATGCGTGAATATGCTCCAGATCCTACAGATGTTTCTGCCAGAGGACTTCCGCAATATTATGCAGATTTTGATAAAGAATTATCAACAGGATCAGACAACGGTTCTACGCTTATTGTAGCCCCTGTTCCTGATCAAGATTACAACGTAGAGTTACATTATTTATATGAGCCAGCAAGCTTAACCAGTCAAACAACTGGTACTTGGCTTTCACAAAATGCTAGAAATGCTTTATTATATGGTTGTCTAGTAGAGGCTTATACTTTCATGAAAGGCGAACAAGATATGATGGCCTTGTATGAAAACAGATTCAATCAAGAGGTTTCAAGATTGAAAAACCTAGCTGAAGCTAGAGGACGTCAAGACGAATACAGATATGATTCGTTAAGAACGCAAGTTAGTTAAACTTACAAAAAAGGAGAAGATATGAAACCAATCAAGAAACTTGAAGGTAAAACCGTAGCTATTGTCGGCATGGGCAAAAGCTGGTTTGATTATAATTTAGCAAAATCACACGGATCACATTTTGACGAAGTATGGGCAATAAATTCTGTTGCTTCTGTTATATATCACGATAGAGTGTTTATGATGGATCCTGCATCTAGATTCTTAGATACAGACGATGCTGGTGGGCAAACTGATAGTATGTCCAAACTATTACAAGAACATCAAGGTCCTGTATATACATGCGAGCTAGATGATAGATGTCCTGGCCTTGTAGAATACCCTATAAAAGAAGTTTTGGGTGCATGCGGATGTCATTATCTAAATAATACAGTTGCATACGCTGTTGCTTTTGCTTTGTATAATAAAGTTGCAAAAGTAAAAATGTTTGGCGTAGATTTTAGTTATAAAGGTAATTTACATTTTGCAGAGGCTGGAAGAGCCTGCGTAGAATTTTGGCTAGGCAAATGCATGCATGCTGGAATCCAGGTAGAAGTAGCTGGTACAAGCGGATTGTTAGATACATCTGTTCCGCCAGAAGAAAAACTTTATGGATACCACCGTTTAAATGATCCTTTAATGGTTATTCAAGACGAAAAAGGTATTTTAATTCCTAAAAAAAGGAGTCAAGTACAACAATTTAAACAAGAACGAGAGCCAGTTCTTATAGATAGAAACGATACACATTTAAAAAAAAATAAAGTAGGAGAACCAAACAAATGGTAATGAGTTATAAAGCAGGCCCTGAACTTGGGATGATAGAAGTACATACTACAAGTGAGGGAGGTCATCCAACTGAGTTTTGGGCAAAATTATGTATAGATAGAATAATACAGATAAGTGATGAAGCTCCAGAAAGTGTGCAACAACAAGTAAAAGCCTATAGAGATAATATAGAAAAAGTTATTAACAATTATATGCAAAATGCGATAAAATCTGATAGGATAACAATTAACAATGAATTAGAAAAAGCAGATTTAAAAGAAGCTGCTGATTTAATTAGGAAACTATAATTATGGCAATTACATCAACACTTACAACGAGTTTTAAAAAAGAGTTACTTCTTGGTAATCATAATTTTACAAACAGTTCAGGTGATACTTATAAGTTAGCTTTATACACATCTTCAGCTACTTTAGGAGCTACTACAACCTCCTTTACAACTACAGGTCAAGCTTCTGGAACTAACTATACTTCAGGCGGAGCTGCTTTAACAAACGTAACTCCAACAACATCTGGAACAACTGCTTTTTGTGATTTTAATGATCTAACATTTGGTACAGCTACTATTACAGCTAGAGGTTGTATGATTTATAACTCAAGTGATTCAAACAAATCTGTAGCAACAATCGACTTTGGTGGCGATAAAACATCTACTGCTGGCGACTTTACAA